CGAAGAACTGCGCGAGCGCGGCGTCGGTTCCGCAGCCTGACGGACAGCATCGACCCCTGCACAGCGATGGGGCGCTTTTTCTTTCACGTTATGGGCACGCTTGCTGAAATGGAGCGCGAGCTGATCGTCGAACGCACCCGCGCCGGGCTGGCCGCCGCGCGGGAAAAAGGGCGCATCGGAGGCAGGCGCCGGGTAATGACGCCTGAAATTATCGGACGCGCTGAGAGAATGCTGGCGAACGGCGCCACGCTGCAGCAGATAGCCCTGGTGCTTGAGGTGTCCGTTAAGACGCTTTACAGATACATAACGGCAGGCCGGCAGCGGGAGATTATAAATCTGTCTGCTGACGGCTCAGCAAACCCCCTTCAGATGCAGCGCCCCGGCTGACCTGACACCCTGAGCACACCTTTTATCAGGAGCGCATCAGAATGGCTGATTATCATCACGGTGTCCGCGTCGTCGAAATCAACGACGGCACGCGCACCATCTCCACCGTATCAACCGCTATCGTTGGTATGGTCTGCACCGCGCAGGATGCGGACGCGACCGCGTTTCCGCTGAACACGCCGGTGCTGATCACTAACGTGCAGAGCGCCATCTGCAAAGCGGGCAAAAAAGGCACGCTCGCCGCCGCGCTCTAGGCCATCGCCGATCAGTAAAAGCTCCTCACGGTCGTGGTGTGCATGGCCGAAGGTGCCGACGAGGCCGAACCCCCTCCAGCATCATCGGGGGCACGGACGAAAACGGGCAGTACACCGGCATGAAGGCGCTGCTCGCCTTCGCCTACCGCTGGCGCG